CCACAGGTACAGCGAACCTCCGCTCGGGCTTGCCATCAGCTCGTTACCGTACTCCTGCAAGCTCCAATAACGGAAGTCGATGTCGATTCCGGTGTCGCGTTCCGTGCCCCACGTGCCTTCGCCCCACGGACCGGCACCCCATCCGTGGCCGGAGGCGGTATCTGGCTGACCGGGGTTGAGTTCATAGTCTGCCCTGACGCTATTGCCACCGCCTGTCGCATTAGCATTGGCCGGAGTCGAGTGCTCGATGGTGTAGGTGTTGGCATCGATCACCTCGATGATCTCGTACTCGCCATCGACGGTTATACCGCCCACCGAAACAGCGCCGGAAAACGTGACGAATGCACCGGCGTCAGCTCCATGTTCGACGTGCGTAACCCTAACAATAGTGGAGTCTTCCTCCACCTCGAACGGATCTGCTCCGAGCGACACCCCGGTCGCACGCATCGGCGTGATGTTCTCTAGAGTATCGCCTCCGATGAACGCATAGAGACGACGATTGGTGCCGAAGGCAGCATTGGTGTTGCCGAAACGGTTAGTCCACGACACAGCGCCGCGTGCTTTGCCGAGCATCTGATCGGCCACGATCTTCACCCAACCGCGCCATTTCTCTGGCCGGCCACGGATGAAGCGGATCTTGTCGGAATCTGTGTAACGGCCCTTGGCAGCGTTCGGGGAGTCGACTTTGACGATCCCCGGCGGGATGTCGAGCGGTAGCAACGTCATGCGTTGACCCCCGCGAAGATAATCTTGTTGAAGATTATGGTTGGCTGCACGTTATTATGAGGTTGCCCACCACCAGAGTTGTTGGTGGTGCCGGAAAAACTGTGGGTATGATTGCCGGCCTGCTGCGTGCTAGCGTTCGTATTCCCACTAGTCGCACTAATAGATGCAACGCGAATAAAGCTCGCGCCAGAGCCCGTTCCCGCCAAAGTATACCTGAAGTTGTGCGAGTGTTCGCCACCAGAACTGGTTGTTCCAGAGAAACTATGCGTATGGCTAGGCAGTTGCTGTACGGTCAGCGTGTGCGTTTCAGATCCGCCAGTGGCGCCCAGCGTGTCGCCTTTGACCCCTCCGGTCTGGTTGGTAAGCCGGTTTGCCGACGTGCCGCCCATGTTATCCTTGCCCGCCGTGACGCGCCCCCGGCAGTCGGGCAGGTTGAACGTCGTCACGTTATCGCCGGGTCCGTAGGCAGTACCTATCGCATTGAACAAAGCGGCATATGTGGTGCGTGAAACCTCTTGACCATAACAAAACAGCCATCCCGGAGGTGCTGTTGCGCCAGCATAGTCAACGACAGTGCCGACGGGTAACCAGGCCGGAACTGCAGAGGCGCGCTGATAGGAGTGGATACGCGCGTTACTGCTTGCATCAGAAATGACAATGAACGTGTCACCGGCCTGCGCCTTGATGTCGTGGCCACCCGGGCAAATGAGCGACGTCGCATTATGTTTGATCGTGAAGGCGCCAGTGGCCCGGCAGAAGCGTTTCCGGTTTTGGCCAGTTCCGAAGGATTCGATAGTGTTCGTTCCCGAAATCGCAACGAACTCGGTACCGGCACCAAGAACGTCGGTAGTCGCCTGACTTTCCAGAATTATCTCAGGCGCGGCATCCGGCGAAGTCACGCCGGCAAAAATGTCCACGCCATCGCACCAGATAACCTGCTTGGTCCCCTGCTCGATGATGACGCCCGTGCCGTCAGGTGTCTTGCACCTGACGTCATAATCGCCGCTCGTGGCATTATCCACGATCCAGAAACCGCCGCGGCCAGAGAAAACGATCTCGGCATCGCTGACCAGCGACCCTTCGATACGGATAGCCGCAACAAATTCCTGCTCATCTGTCAGGACGACCTGACCTCCTGACGTAGTGATCTCGGTCAGATCACCGAGCACAGCGTCGAGACGCCACCAGTTGGCGTCGACGATGCTGCCCCATGTATTGTTGTTGCTGCCTTCCTCTTGGTCGGTCAGCTTGAGATTGGTCGTGAGGGTATCTGCCACGGCTATCCCCCCGTTAGGCAGGCACGTATTGACCGCGCCGGTAGGTTTCGTTTGTTGCTGATGCCTCAAAGATCAGCGCCTCACCGCGGGCCAAGTAACGATCGGCCTGCTGGTGATCCTTCATGTGCTCGTAGCCAATCCCCATGCAGACGGTGCGCAGCAGACGGGGATAGCGTTGCGTGAGCCAATTCGTTGGGTTGCTGGGGCTGAGCGAAGCGGGCCGCGCGTAGTAGATCAGGTCGCCCGAGAAATCGCCGTCCAGCTCAACGTCGACATAGGCTGTGTTCCCGATGACGGTCCATCGGTTTGGCGTCGAGCTCTTGAAGAGATTGCCGTCCCTATCCCGGTAGGCGTCTAGCTTATCTTCGTGGACGTAGATCAGCGCATCGGCCCAACCCCACGGCCTATAGCTCTGTGGGTCGAGGAAATCACTAGGAAGATTGGCGGTCTGCGATCCATCACTGAAGGTGAGCGTGACGAGCTTCTGCATCTCGCGCACGCGCAGCTTCTCGTAAATGAACGCTTCCGCCTCAGCCAGTATGTCCGTGACCGGAAGGTCATTCCGGTTGAGGTAGTTTGCGATGGAACCGGGAGTCCCTTTGCTCCCGGTCAACGTTGCGTAGTCCACGTCTTTTGCCCTTATTCGATGTCTTTACGCGCCTCTTGTGGTGTCACCACGCGCTGCTCGATCAGGAAATCGAGAGCATCACGGCGCTCGGTGATGACCTTGTTGTATTTGAGCTTGAACGCCTTCCTCAGATCACCGATCAGGTAATCCTTTTTGCCTCTGGCCCATGCTTCGAGGTCGACTCTGGTTGATCCTTTGGCCGGTCCTGTCGGCGCTGGGACGGAGGTGTTCCTGGGACTCTGAGCAACGACTGGCGTTCCCGGTTCTTCGGACTGTCCGACGCGCGCCATTCTGACCTGCTGCCGCTGCCTGTAGGCGGCGATGGCCTGCTCAAGAGCAATCTTGATCTCGGCCTTTGAGGCCGGGCAGGCATCGCCAAGGATGCGTTTCGCCTCCTTCTTGAACCGCGACCACGGCATAGTGTCCGCCTGACGCAGCAATTGCGCTGGGCTCATCGGCGGCTTTTCGGCTTTCTGCGTGTGATCGTCCTTAGTTTCCTGCTTCTCGAGCTTCATCTTCGAGAGCGGCACGCCGCGGATAATCTCGATACCGAACTGATCGAAGAACCTGCCGTCCTGCTCGAAAAAGGCTGGGCGGTCGAAGTCATCGTCCTGCCAAGGCGGCGTAACGGTGCCAAACGGTCTGCTATGGTCGAGTTTGTGTGCTTCGCTCATTGCTTGTCGTCTCCCTCAGTCGGAAAGAAAAAAGGCGGGCCGTTTCCGACCCGCCCCCTTGCGGCCCCCGTCAGGATCTCAACGCTTCTTTGCAGGAACGTCGTTGTAATTCTGGACGGACGTGCCACTGAGCGAATGGCTCAGGTCACGCGGACCGCCCTTGAAGCTCCGCCCGACCAGAGCCTCGCTGTCGTTCTTCATGAAGCTCGAACGATCGGGGCCCGTCTCGGTACGGATCTTCTGCCCAAAGTGGGCGCTCTCTTCCTTGCGCATCGCGCTTTCTCCTTAGTAAGAGTCCATCAGGTCGAGCGGCGAAGGGTACTCCCGCTCGAACTGCTCTATCCTGTCCGCACTCTCTGTGGAGACGATCTCATCTTCCCACAGAGAGCGGGGCCGGCGCGCGAGACGGGTATACCCGTCCCGAGCAGCTTCACCGGTTCCTCCGGTGTCGAGGTGGCGGGGCTCGTCACGCAGGTTCCGAACCCGCGCCCTGTTGGGATCGCCGTAGAGGGATCGCATCACCAATCCCAATCGATCACGACGAACGGCGTGCCAATGCCAGCGGCGCTGGCACCGGTCATCGTGACAACGATGTCGGTGTCAGCCGGCAGGTTCGGATTGACCATATGGTTCTTGAACCCCTGCTCGTGCTCGGCGTAGGTCGAGCGCACCGTCTTGGCGCTGCCCGCGGCGGCACCGTTCAGGATGAACTCGTCGCCGAAAGCATCAGGATCGGTGGCCGTGCCGACGGAGATGGTCATGTTATCGCTAGTGAACGCCTCGGTGACGCCGATCACGCCGTAATCGATGAGGCGCCCCTTCTTGCCCTTCGGCCCACGGATGCCGAACGACTCGGAGTTGTTGGCACCCCAATCGAGGGCCGGAAACGTGTAAGTGAGGCGGTTGGGACGATCGTAGCTCATAGCTCTGGATTCCTTCTCTCTTCGCGTCATGCGGCGGCGCTAGGTACGCGCCGCCCGCCGGTGTCGTTGAGCTGCGCTACTGCGCGCTATCCCACTTCACGATGCGGGCCTGGCTCGGCTGCGTGTGGAAGAGGCCGTAGCCGCCGAGGAAGTACCAGGCGATACCCGCCGACCGGCCATAGTCGCCCGGCAGTTTGGCGCGGATTTCCTCGGGAATGACGATGGCCTCGTTGCAGGTGTCAGCGCCGAAGAAGAAGGCCCACGAGCTCTTGCCGTTATCCCAGGCGTCCGCTGTCTGCGTGTACGGATCGAACGCCGTGGAGTCGGCAGCGCCACCCTTCGGGATAAAGGTCTGCTCGACGAACCGCGTGCCCTCGTAGCGCCCGACCTCGCCGTTGTAGATCTTGTTGAGACCTTCGTTCGTGTACTGGAAGATGGTCTCAAGCTCGTTCTTGAACGGACGATACGTGGTCGGGTGGCTGATGCAGATGTAGTCATCGCCGGCATAGCCGGGGATGTTCCGCTCACGCATCAGGTCCACGATGGCCTTGACGTGGCCCGTGCCCATCGCGACGTTGTTGACCGCGCCCGGCACACCGTTCTCGGTCAGCGTCACGCTGGTCGTGGACGAGCCGCCCGTCGGCACAACGCGCAGCGGCGTGGAGTCGAACTCTTCCCAAACGGCGATGTCGAACGCCTTGCGAGCGTCGTTCTTCAGCGCCTTGGTGACGATCGCCTCAACGTCGTGCTTAGCGAGCGCCATCACCTTGCCGGTGATAGGCACGGAGTTGCCGTACTCGGTGACAGTCAGCTCGGCCTGCGTGACGGTGAAGTTCGTCTCCGGCATGGGCTGCAGCTCGTCGAGCTCGCGACCCTGCGTGGCGACGTCGCCGTACACGTTCCAGCGGTACTTGTCGCCGCGCTTGAGACCCTTGTTCAGCGCACCCGGGTCGGGCTCGCAGAACTGGCGAAAGCGGCAAAGGGGTTGCAATTCAGTGCGGAGAATGTCGGACAGCTCGTCCGAGTACATGTATCCGCCCTGAGAATCTACATCCCATTGCACAACAGCGGTCATCGCAGTGTCCTCTCTAGTCTCTGTGCGACCCGCTGCTGTGCTGGTGTCTTACCTGGGGCTGAAACCTCGTGCCTTGCGGAGGTCGTTCAAGTATTCCTCCTTGGTCCTCGGCCTCGGCCCCGTCTCGGGAGAAACACGCACATTCACGGGACGCGGTTGTTGAGGCAGCTTGAGCAGCCGTTGCTGACGGTCCTGAACCGTCGACGTCGGAGCGCCTTGCTGCGGGTTTGCTGCTGGTGACTGAGTGCCGTGGCTGTTCTGCTGCTGGCCGATGTTCAGGTTGAAGGTCTTGACCATGTACTCGCCGACGTCGGTCAGGAGCTTGTCGTAGCTCCGCAGGTTCCCGTTGGTTTGCCGGGCTTGCCTGTGCAGGTTCGCCAGCATCATGCGATCGTGGCGGATGGCCTGCAGGTCTTCGTCGCGGTACCCAGCCTGGCGCAGATCGTTCATCAGCTCGCGCGTCAGAACGGTCAGCGTGGTCACGGCCAGAACATCGTTCTTGACCAGCGGCTCGTACTTCTGCGCGAAGCGTTGCAGCGCAGCGTCAGCCTCAGCCTTGGTCTGGATTTGGAAAACGGCGTCAGAGACCCATTGCGCGACTTGTTCAGGCTGAATTGCCGGCTGGCGCTGCTGGGCGCGAGCGAGCAATTCCGCCGTGTATTCGGCTAGGGCTTGAGCGCCTTCATCGGTATCGCCGACTTGCAGCCGCTCCGCGATCTGACGGAGCTTTTCTCGGTCGACGTCGACTCCTGCCGGTGTGGTGTCCGTGGTCTGAGTCTGACCGGGCGCAGTCTGGACGGACGCTTGCGGTGCTGCCGGAGCCGGGGATGCCGAGGCTGGTGTGGCCTGCTGCGGTTGGCTCGTGGCGGTCTGCTGCGGGGCGGCCTGGTTGAGCTGCTGCAGCAGTTGGTCTCGAAGCGTCTTGACTTCGTTGACAAGCTCTTTTGCCTTGTCAAGGCGAATTTCACCTGCAGCAGCCATTTGTGCAAGCCTTTTTACTTCGGACAACGGCTTGCGAATTGTCTGACCGTCAATTTTTAGTTCAATTTCAGGCTCTTGGATGTTTTTGCTCACATCGCTCTGACCACCGTCAGAAGGCGGTAGATCATCCGTCGCAGGAGCATTTTTCTGCTGGGTCGCCTCAAGTGATTCGGATTTGTCAACAGTCTCCTGCTTCTGAATCAGCGCAGCTGCCGGCAGCACATCGGCGTCATCGCCAGCCTGCTCGCGCTGCTGGTCCCGCATTTTGCGGAACATCTCGGTGATCTCATCCCGCTTGTCGCGATGCTGCGGCTTCGACTTGCGCTCGCGCCGAGGTGCTGGGTCTGCTGGATCATCATTGCGCGGAGCAGAACCGGCGCTCGATGCCGGCGCCGGATCATCGTCAATCGGTTCCGGCATGATGTCCGGCCCGATCGGATTGCCGTCAGCGTCGAGCTTCGGCTCGTTATCACTCTTCGTCGAAGTAGCTTGCTTCGTCATTGGATCCATACTCCCTCTCGATTTGCTCCTGTGCTGCATTGGCATCTTCAATGCGCGCCACACACCACTGCGCTGCACGCAGGTATGCGAGCACCGTTCCTTGAAGTTCTGTGATCTTCACCTTGTCGTTGGGATCGACGACGGCCAGCTTCTTGAGTGCTAGAGCCGCGTCCTCGCGGATGGATTGGAGGTAAACTTTGAGCGGACCGCCCTCGATCAGCTCATACTCGACGTCGGCGCCGAGGCGCCCCATCTGCTCGAGTTGCGCTTGCCGCTCAAGCGCATCGAGTTGTTCGTTGACGAATACGTCAACGTCCATCAGCTCATAACCGCTCACGGATTGCTCCCTCTACGCTGCCAGCAAGAGAAGCAGCGTTTCCTCGTCATCAAGGGCCGCTCTGATCTGCAGGATCTCTGCAGTTTCCCTCTGCAGCGCCTCGATCTCGGCCAGGCGAGCCGCTTCTGCGGCTTCCGCCTCTAGTCTCGCGCGTTCCGCAGCCTCTTCGGCCAGACGCTGCTCGTACTGCTTCCGCAGATACTCCTGCAGCGCCTTCTCTTTCTCACGGCGCCTACGGGCTTCTCTCTCGGCCTCGCGCTCGCGCTCTTCCTTCTCTTTGCGCTTGCGTTCGCGTTCACGTTCCCTGCGCTCGGCTTCCGTCTCGTGCTTCTTCCGGCGCTTTTTCCGAGACTTCTTGTCCTTGACGCCTCTGCTACCCGGGCCGCCCTCAACGCGAACCGGAACGAACTCAATATTGGAAACGCCAACAACAACGAGAGTTCCGGAGGCGGCAAGAAAGTCAAAGCTCCCAGCAAGGGGGCTCTCCCCCTCAAAGACGAGCTCGGCTTCCTCGACAGGAAATCTGGTCGCGAGCTGCGCGTGCTGTCCATCAAGAACGAGTTGATCTGCGTCGACGCCGAATGTGACGTGGAGCGAAACCACCGCGCCGGCGAGAGCCAGTTGCCCGGCATCAACGACCAAATTTGAATGGAGCGCCGCCTGTTCGCCGGTCAGAACGAGCGTGCCGGCGTCGGTGAGAAATGCCGCATCGAACGCTGTGATCCCGCCAGAAAGTACGAGATCGGAGGCGTCTGCTTCCGCCAAAGTCGCTGTGAACGCCGACTGCTCGCCGCTAAGGACTAGCGATCCAGCAGCGACAACAGTGTCGGCATGGAATGACGAAATTTGTCCGTCTAGAACAAGGGCCGAAAAGTCGGCAGGCAATTCCTGCGCGAAGGATGCCTGGTATCCGGCAATAGCAAGAGTGCCCTCATCGGCAACGAAAATGGTATCTTGTCCCTCGCTGGGCATTACACCCAGCGAGAGCTTGCCTAGGGCGTCAAAGCCAAACATGGGCTAGAAGAACTCCCGGACTATGCCGTTGGCCCCATTGCCACCGCTCGCTACTGCACCTGCGCGGCTGCCTCAAAAAGGGCGTCCAATTGCTCTTCCGTCAGCCCGAGCTGCGGAGCCAGGGCCAGAATGAAGGGGTTGTCGCGGTGGAACTCGGTCGCGTATTCCCACGCGAGTTTGACTTCCATCGCCGTGTTCGGGTCGGAGACCATCGCTTCTACCGCGTCGAGCAGCCCGGCGTGGTAGAGAGCAACCCGCGCCTGATACGCGGTAACGACGGTGGGTTTTATTTTCGCAGGCTCGGGCGGCGGGGGCTCCCACGTGTGGTGCTGGCCAATCGGGGCCGCAACGTAAGGGATTTTGGTCAAGCCCGCCGGGGGCTGCCAATTCTCGTCGGCAACAACATGGTTCACGACAATGCCGTTCGCGTCAATCAACGTCCACTGCATTAGCCAAACTCCAGTACCACGCAGATGCCGGAACCTCCGGCGCCGCCCGCTGCGCCGGTTGTCGTCTCCATGATGGCACCGCCCGAACCACCACTGCCGGGGTTCCGCCCTGGCGAACCGGCATATGTACGGGTGGAATTGGTTGCGGTCGCACCCCGTGCGCCGCCGCCCCAAAACGACCCGCCGCCGAAGCCGCCTATTACGAACCTAACGTTGTACCAGCCGATGCCTTGCCCGCCGTCTCCGCCGCCCATGTTGATCAGCCCGCCGTAGGCCAAGCCGCCCCAGCCGCCGTGAGCCAAGGTTGCGCCGCCTACGCCGCCTAAGCCGCCACCTCCGCCTTCTGCGTACAGTATCCCGCCGAAGTCGCTATAACCCCCATCGGAGCCATCACCGCCCGTTGCAGGGCCGCCGGAGCCCCCAGCGCCAATGACCACGGGCAGATTGGGCAATGCCTGCGCGCGCGTGATAAAGCCAATGGCGGTTCCGCCTGCACCGCCGCCGCCAGCTGCGTAGCTGGTATTGGTCGCGGACGAAGCGTCAACGCCACCACCGCCGCCACCGCCGCCGGTCAGAAATACAAGGGCCGTGCGCATCTGCGGATGCGGCGTGTAGGTACCCGAGCTAGCGAAGACTTGCACATTCACCAGAGATAACGGGAATATGCTTCCCAATAATAGATTTACGAGACCACCAGCGTCGGAATCGTAGGCTAACAGCAGGTCCGTTGCTGCTGGCGAAGACTTTTGCGTATATCTGCTGATGTCAAAGGACTCAGCGACGGCAGTGATAAAAACCTGAGCATTGCCAGAAAGACTGATCTGGCTGGTCCCCGCTACTCCCCCAACCTTGGATGCCGCCGGCGTTCCTCGGCTCAGCGACGGACCAGACGAGTTGTACGTTTGCCCAATCTGGATCTCGAAATCGTTGCCGTCTTCTATGACGTAATCGACGACATCGCCGTCTTGCAGGCCGGCTTCCGAGAAGGTGAAATACCTAAAGACCGCCGCCGTCAGTGTGAGTGACGATCCTGTGCCAGTGGTGCTCGTAAGCATACGAGCACGATTGACGAACTTGGGTGTCGCCATGCTAGGTTACTCTATGCGGTCGATATGATGGGCGGCACGTGGCTGGCTCAGACGCTCAGCAAGCCGCAGATTGCGCAGAAGGCGCTCGCCGACTTTCCTGACCGACCTGTGATCTTCATGGACGCGGATTGCACCGTCCACGGAGACCTCTCGCCTCTCGTTTCCGAGACATGCGACGTCGCGCTCCGTGATGGTTCGATGGCCGGCAGCGAAAGCCTATTTCGGATTCACGCACGTGATGACGTCATGCGGAACCTGGTTTGAGATCTGCCGGATTTGTCCGGCTTCCCTTCAAGATCCCTGAGCTGCGCCGAAAGCTCTCGCACCTTTTCCTTGTCCTGCAGCATGCGTTGCTTGATCTTCTTCCGCTCGGCGCGCAGTTCGGCAATCAGCTTCGTCCGTTCATCATCGCCTGACCTGTTCTTCACCATCGCTCCCTTTCCTTATGACAGCGTGCCCGGCCCGATACGGAAAATTCCGTTGGCACCGACTTCGACTGTGAATTGGAACCCGTTTACGATTGTCACCTGCGTGCCAGCGTCCCAATAGCCAACGAGCTTATCTGTATCGGCATCGTAGACGACGATATATCGGAACGTCAGAGAACCGCCGGTTGCGGTCCAACCGAAATCGTTCGCATCCCACTGCCAGATGCCGGGGGCGGCC